TGCTTTCAATCTGATACCAAGAAACCCCTCCCACCCTCCCGGGTGAGGAATAACAACTGGGGAAACTTGGGCTTCATCCCAGTCAGTCACCAGCCCATCGGTGTCCCCTGCGTGAGCAGGGACCCGACAACTGCGTGTAACTGATCGAGGAAGTCTTCGCACGACAGATTTCCACGTTCGGTAAAGCCGTATATCGCAACCAATACCACGGTTGCGGCGGCTCGCCAGACGTTTAATCCCGTTCGCGAGGACGAAGAGCGCCGAAGCGCTATCAGGGACCTCTTTAACAAAGAGGGGACGGACCTCGTCACCGTCGTAGTAGTCTTTTCCGCACGATTCACGAAAAGCTCCTGTAGCAAAGGATTTTTGGCCGTTAAGCCGGAATCCGAAATACTCCAGGATACCCTTCAGTGTCTCGTAAGCGGCGACTGGCACTACAATGTCATCACCATACACCCTAACCTCAGAAGGAGGGCAATTAGCGATTTCACACGCGCTACTAGCGAGAGCCCAAAAGATCAAGCTCTCAAGTTCGAACGTGTAACCGTTTCCCATACTGGAAAACTTCTCGTAAACGTAGGTTGTCCCGTCTAACGTACCGACTTTTGATCGGCACGAGTCGAGAGCATAGAACCAATCATCCGGAAGGAGTGATCGGACTAGCTCCTTAGCCACCGTATCGGAGGCTGAAGACAAATCTATAGTAGCGAGAAGCCCGTCGACCGACCCAGACAACGCACACTCCTGGTTAGGAGTCTGATCATCCAGATCGACCCCGACCCGACGCAATCTCTTCCGCATCATCCTACCTATGCCTAACTGGGCATAAATATTCATCAACGGTTCGATAGCTATCGGACGGTGAGTTAGGGCGGTTTTCGGAACAAAGGTTACTCGGTTGCCAGGAACCAAGTCTAGGTCGGACGTCGTCACGAATGGCCAAAAGCCATCCGCTTCTAGTCCGGTTACAGACCTGGCCCACTGCGGCGAGCTCATCACGAGCATTGCCGCAGAATCCCGAAAGTCATGGGTGACTGACGGGCGGACTTGCAGCTTATCGTAGACCGAAGTCATACCGCGGGTCCTCACGGATGCGTTGAATACTCCGGGTCCAAAACGACAACTGACGAGCCACTCTCTGCCAACGAATCTTCCTAATACTCTCTCGATTTTATGTCCGGCAAGTCCAAAAGCTTGCCTGACGACATCGCTTGCCTTTTCAGGGGCGACGAGAAAGTTACGGATTCTCCGATTGGTGGAACGACAGGCTTCTTCGGCTTCAAAGAATTTCTCCTTTGCAGCTTCCAACGGATTTACACCAGCCGCGGATAGCGGTGCTTTCTTCAAGAACGAGACGGCCAAATAGTCGTCACGAAACTTCGAAGAATGGTTATAGTCCAAAGGATTAACGGTTTTCCGGAACAGCTGTCCCAGATCACCGTAACGAAGAAGTATCTCGCAGGATAGCGAGACTGCCGTATCAAGCGACTCAAAAAGCTCAGTTGCAACCTCCGTCAGGACGACATTACCGTCCGTCCTGAAGCTCTCGACAACAGTACGAAGAGAACCGAAAAGGGCCTTGCGCCCCCCTCGGTCTTGAGACCTGCTCATGGAATGATCTCCCCTGCCCGTTAAAACGGAAACAGGGGGTTCACTCTCGTTCCTCCTGGGGTACTCACCGCGAAAAAGGAACCGCGTCCGTCGTCTTCGACGAACACGAAACCCTTCAAGCGGTTGTCAGCCGTGAAGACTGACATGACGCTACAGTCTGACTTTGTTCGACGCGGGTTGTAAGTAACAACCAACGTCTGCATCGCCGGAACCACAACGTCAAGGTCCCCAAAGCTCGAATTTTAGTGACCGAATGTCTTCGACACTCGATCAAACTCCTCGAGCCATATATCGGCCTCGGCCGCGATGAAGAACGCCTGATGGCGCTCCTCC